GTATACATCATAAAACTAAAAATCAACTGCCTAAATATTCCTCTTATGCTAATGAGCATCAAAAGCCACACCATCCCACATTATAAAACGTGGGTTTTCATAGCGATTAATAATGGTTTGAAAATGTTACTCCGTCTATGAACAATTCTAACCATGAATAAAAGAGGGCCTGTTATAATGTAGATATTAAATAATTTGTTCATTAATCCAACCCCCGATAGCTTTTACACTATTAGAGGGATTGAACAAATTCCGGGCCTTTACTGAAGTCGAAAGCTTAATCTAAGGCTCCATTGATTTCTACATAACTTCATAACGAGTGTCAAACTTAAACCTTTTGAAAAAATCGTCATAACCCCTCTAATAACTAACCCTTTTACTAGGGTCTATCTTTTATAAATATTCCTAAAAAGTAGTAAACTAAATAAAAGGTTTTACAGAAGATTCAAGTAACAATTATTACTTAACAAACTACTTAAACCGACCAACAATGAAGTGATCACCAACAATAGTCGCAGTTAAGTGTCTTTAATTAAAAGCAAAAATTTAATTGATAGATTACCGTTAACAAATATGAACCTACTTTGAAGAAAGATTAGTAAGACCTGTTTAAGTAACACTAATTTAAGGAACAATAGAATAGTCATGTTAATGAACTGAGAACCAGTCCTACAATGAAGGCTGAGACTTCCTCTTCAAATAATCATAAGTAATGTTCCCATTCATATCGAAAATTCTCAATTTAATGCACTTAGAATTCAATTCTAAAATAGTAGAAGGGTCATAATTGGGTTAAACATACAAAGTACGATTATACTCATCCATATCATCATAATACTTCATATTACCCTTAGAAATCTAATGAGCAATTATTTCATCGACACCCCTTACTATTTATTTAGGCTTGCCCATTACCCTCAACTATTCAAAAAAGTCATACTATTAATCACCAGCAACATAGACATTTTTGGCAGTCGAATTAAAAACATTAAGAGCTACAACTTGTTACTAGGCATCTTGTTATTACAATTATGGTATAACATGCTCACTTGTTTATTAGGACTATTATAATAATTAATGAGCAACAGACATGGTAACATCGTGTTAAAGCCTAGAAAATATACCATTGGTCAAACAATGAGTATAATCAATTTCACCATTTGGTAAAGGAGTCTAACGATCTCTAAGCTTAGTACCATAATTTTCAAAAACATTTGATATATTTCCATTACAAGCATAGTTAATAGTATTAATCATACCCTCACCAAGCAAAGCTCC